TGTCAATCTGACCTGCTATAGTGCCTATATCTTTAGCCGTGTTAATATTGCTCTTAATAAATTCAACAGATTTTTGAACAAGAGCTATTCCAGTCAGAACTTCTGCTACTACCATTACCGCCTTTTAGTAGCTCTGCCCTTGCTGCCTCCTTTCTTCTTTTTTGATTTTGTCCCCCAGTTCTTGGCTCCCACTTTCCTGCATTTAGCAATAGCCCCTGATGCGTAAGCACTAGGAAAAACTCTGTAGCGAGCTTTGACTTTTTTATAACATGCGTCTTTAGGCATTTTTCCGTTTCCTCTTTGGGCGCTTAGTTACTTTTCTTCTATTGCTTAGAACAACACCGCAACCTCTAGCTATATTAGGATTGCTAGTTGATCTTTTTCGTTTCTGGGGCGGCTTGGATACTTGCTGACTCATTGATCCACGCGACATCACCATCTTTACTCTCCAAAAAATCATCCCACAAAACTGTTAACATCTTGTGATTTTCGCTAACTTTCTGATTTATCACAGCCGTTTCTGTTTTTAGATCTACAATAGACATTGCAATCCAAGCTACAAAACCAAGTATAGCCGTAACAAATATATTTAGCATTTCCATCTCCGCCGAGCCGCGCAAATACGTTTCTTCGGTGTTTTGCTACAATTAATATTGTGCATCTTCATCTGTCCTTTTGAACGGCTACAATATGAAGAACGGCGCTTTGCAGCTTTACTGCCTTTTTTAACTTTACCTGTGACAGCGGTCTTGAGTTTTGATCCGGGGTTGGCACGGCGATATGCAGCCACACCAGCTTTAGTCATTCCCGCACCAGATTCAGTGGAGCGAAAATTCTTCTTGTTACGTTTGGGCATTTTTGCAGGCTTTCTAGCCATCATCTACCCCCTAATTGCATAAACACAGTTATAGATGTGTTAGCTGGCAACGAGGCATACAAACCATTGTGAAACATTATTCCATCTCCGGGTATATCAAAAGTTATCGTACCCGCGACAGTTTCATCTACTTCCATAACAACAGTGCCAGAAGCAGCCGAAGCGTTGTCATAGATTATAATATCTCCAGTTGCACCAGTTTTATGGTTAGCTATAAAACCTTTTAGGCGTCCGTTACAGTCAGCTAGACTGCCTGACGCATGAATGTGAACTGAGATTACCTCGTTGCCAGCCATTTTTTATGACAAAAATATCGTTAGCTCATTACTTGAGCCAGTGAAAGCTGATATATACGCACCTTCTGTAGCTAATATACCATTGTCTGGAATATTAAGATGGTGGATTCCTGTAGGAAACTTTTGCGTAATCAGCGTTTCACCAGATGAACCGCCATTTTTAATGGTAAAAGCGCCAGAAGCCGCCGCGTAAATCACAATCTGACGAATGCGAGAACGGGCAGGCCCTACAACAGCAGCAGCGGCTCCTTGAGCGTGATTATAGGCTTGTACTGGACCAGCCATTTACGCCTCCTTTATTCTACGCCGTCATTCGACATCGCGTATGTCAGTGCGCCAACGAAAGTACCGCTAGTAGCCGCAGAAGCTCCAACTTTGGCTGTTACAGTGGCTTGCGCGGCAAGACCGCCAGCAACAATCAAAGCGCCATTAGCTCCAGTAATTTCACCTTTAACATCAACAGGTGCTTCATTCACAATGCCGTCATCATCAGCAGAAGTGCCGATATCAATGGTAGGATTGGTGCCGCCAGCAGCAGCTTGAATTGTCTGGACATTGAGGACGATAGCGCCAGCAGGGATAACTAAAGTCTCACCCGCTGAAGATGATGTGCCAATGCGGACATTTGTTGCGCCAGTCGCAGTTGGGTCACAAGCAAATTGTACTGTAGTAGTGACTGGAGCAGGGGTAGAAACACCTTTTCCGCCGCCACCATTGGTGCGTACCACACCTTGGAAAGTAGTATTAGCCATTTTCATCTCCTGTCGTGGCTAGTGTCAGCCGCACCATGCGGCTGTCAGGGATAAAAATACTATACAACAAAAAAGGGCGGCATGAAAGCCGCCCTTTAGTACAATTGTTCGCTTTACGCGCCTTCTGAACCGAAGACAGCGCGTGGATCGCTAAATCCAAAGCTGTAACGCTCACGAGCCTTAAAGCGCATGTTACCTGAATCGAAATCAGCTTCCATGTTAGTCGCCAAAGGCGCACGCTCAAAGTGCTTGAAGCCATTTGGAGCGTCTGTCTTGATGAAAAACGCATCTGGGTCTGTCAAGAAGTGGTTAATGGTATAACCATCTGGCAACATACCCATGTTGCGAATTGCGTTCACATCGTTGTCGGCTGTGCCAACGCGGAGTGTGGACTCAAGAAGACGATCAGCAACAAACTGCAACTGTGGCGGAATGATCAGCTTCATGCCACGAAGGGCAATGATCAAGTTCCGCTCATCAACGAATGTTGAGATGTCAATCAAGGCATTCTCAAGCGAAGTTTCGTTGAGGTCAGTAGCGGTTGATGGCTCGTTGCGGAAAGTACCGCCACCAGCAAGTGGGTGGTCAGTAGCGCAAAGCTCTTTACCATCGCCACCAGTGAAGCTGCTGTTAAACGCATTGTTTAGCGTAGCAGCGGCCTTCACCTGCTTGGTGTGTGCCATTGAACGTGCGAGTGCGCGGGTGTACCGAGCGCCCAAACGATCATACAGGTTGTCTTCCATTGCTTCCTCAGTCAACGCAAACGCAAGAGTCACTGTCTCATGCGTATAACGTGCTGTGTAAGCTTCTGAAGCGTTATCAAAGTTTACGGCAGCGCCTTCTGCTTTAGTTTGGGCGTTACCGAAACCGACCAGCATCACTTCTTCTTCAAATGCACGATCTGAAGATTCTGTTTCGTAGATCTCTGCATGCTCCGCATCGTAACGGTCATACTCCATACCAAACAGGGCGTTGAGGCCGGGTTCTAGCTCTTTCGCTAGTTGTGCGCGAGAAATAGCCATTATTCAGCCTCCTTATGCCAAGCCAGCAGTACCACCTGAGTACAGGTGATTGTTGATGATGACAATGACATTAGTGTTGGCAGAAGCTACATCACTGTTTTCTGGATCTTGCGAAATATCCATAGCCTTGAGAGGCAGTGTTGCAGTTGTTGCGCCAGTTGTAACATCAAGCTCCATACGAGATGTACCAGAAGAGGTATCACCAACTGGAGATTGATCAACAATGTCAAAGTTTCCAAACAAGTCAGCGACAGGGAATGTGTCGTCTGCTTGAATCTCAAATTTAGCATGCGGAGAATCAATCACGAATGCTTCAATGTCTGAAGCAGAAATTGAACCCGGATAGTGGTTTGAGAAAGTTTCCTTACCAGAGGTAGGGTCTGTATAACGGCAGCCGTTGAACACACCCAGAATCAGACCAGAGCCGCCAGCGGCGACACGTTCAATACCGCCAGCAGTAACCACAGCAACCAAGTCACCTTGGAAAATTGCTGTAGAATAGCCAGAGGCAATCCGGTACTTATTCTGCATGTTAGCAAGGGCGGAGCCGTTGCCTGCGCTGTAAAGGCGTAGGCCAAAAGAGGCATCTTTATTAGCCATCTTATTTACTCCTAATTATCAGCTACCCCTTTGGGTCCACCAAAGGACACAGAGGAGCTACGTTGCGGTTTAAGCTTTGGCATCGCAGCATTGGACTCTCTCATCCAATCACGATCCACAGCTTCCATTTGATTTTGTGTAACATTCTGGTAATGAGCGTTACGTTGCTCCGCAATTTCTTCAGGGATTCTGGCAAGAACCAGACCTCCAACGCCAATTACGCCAGCGTTTTTTCCCTCATCAATGACGGGGGCGTCAAAGTCAGGGTAGTCTTCTGCCCTAACAAGTTCCCAACCTTCACGGCGGCGCTTATGCACGTTGTTGCGATCATCATATTCCATGACTGACGCACGAATCCAACGATGCTTATATCCAACAGGAGCTTCTGGAGCTTCAAGGGCTGAAGGTGGACGCCAATCGGCTACTCTCGCTTCTTTTTCACGGGTTTGCGAATCCCGGCTTGCACGATCAGACATTACGCTTCCTTCCTTTCCAGTTTAGCGACCTCTTGAGCATACCGTTCCAGAGGAATTTTCATTTTCTTGGCAAAAGCCACTTGACCCGGCGTTAATTCCACCGTCTTTTTCCGCCCACTTTTGGTAGCTGACCGTCCACTGGACGCAGGAGTCACGGCTTGGGCGTTCTGCCGCTTATCCTGAAACTTGTGCGGAAATTCAACACGCATGCGCTTGTCGATTTCTGCATAATATTCATCTGATGATGGGTCAAAACCTTCTCCAGCAACAAGTTGCTCGTGGATGGCTTGTGCGCCTCTGGTCATAACCAGATCACCATTGTTGCCAAACCAAGGGTTTTTACTCATCCAATTTACAAGCTTTGCATCATATTGAGGCTGTTGCTGTGGTTGCTGTACCTGCTGTTGTTGAGGCTGTTGCTGTTGCACCTCAACAGACTCAGAACGAGCCTTTTGGATACGCAAACGCTCCTCTTCAATAGCAAGCTTTGCAATAACCTTTTGCGCCTCTGCAACCTTACCCATGTCGCCAGCATCGTATGCTTCCTGCAACATGCGTTGAGCCGCATGACCTTGGCTTTCAATACGCGATCCATATTCACTGATGTAGCCCTTATCCAGATCGGAGAGCTTCTTTTTCATCTCTTCGTTCTGTTGCTGCACCTGTTGAGCAAAGGCGTAAGCGGCCTCTGCTTCCTCAATGGCCTGCTTACGCTTCGCTGTTAGCTGATTTATACGCTTTTGAACATTCTCACTGTAGTTCTCTAGCTCCCCTTCATCAGCACCGTCTTCAGAATCACGAACAATTGTTCGGGTTTCTTCTTTTTCAGAAGATGCAGAAATGTCTTCAGACGATGCAACATTGTTATCATCGTCAAAATCAAAGGACACGGTTTCCTGCTGATCTTCTGCCATTGCTTCTTGATTTTCGTTCATTTTCATGTCTCCCACACTATACATACGAAATATCTGCTGGGTCAAGTATTGTTGCTATAATGTTGTCGTCATTGATAAGTCTTACCTCTAAACCATCAACTTTGAACCTATTACCTGCATATCTTCCCATTAACACCCATGATTTCTCATGACACCAAGGTCCTGAAGGGAACTTATTGGCATCCATATATGCGTCAGGCCCAACCTTAATCACATAAGCGGCAACAGTTGCAAAGCTCTCACGCTCACGAACTGAGTCTGGGATAATAATACCGCCAGCAGACTTCTGCTTCATGTAATAAGGAATAACAAGCAAGCGATAGCCAACGGGCTGTGGCAGTCGCTCAATGGCAGATAGATCCATCTTTGATGGGTCTTCTGTGTTCTTTTGGTTTGGGTCTTCGGGTTGATTAAACCCTTTTTTGATAGCCGCTGGTACTTCGCTGACTTCAGGTTTTTTAGCCATCCTCTCAGGGACGAATAGTTTTTTAGCCATCCTCTAGCTCAATGCCTTTCATCGCGGATTTGATCAAATCTTCAGAGTAGGTCATTCCGCGTATCTGCCCCACTATGAACCGATAGTCGTCCATGCCGCCTATCGAACCATCCGCCAAGCGCTGCGTTAAATCAGCTTTGTGTTGGCGTATGTCCTTTAAAAGATACTCAGCTAATTGTAGTCCATCCATTACTTTGTCAAGCCCTTAACTTTTTCTACAGTCCTAAGACCGCCTAAACCAAGCATCCCTAACAGAACAGTCATTAAGCTGTCCATGTCGAATGCAGGCAACCGTGGCGCTTCCATGCCAGCGTATGCAAAACCAAAAATAATCATAGGGGCCA